CAAAAGATAGAGATCATCCTTTAATGCATTTATTTAAACATGTCATGGAAGGTATGACTATAGGTGCTATATTTGATGCAGTTTTAATAGGCAATGATGGATTAGCAGGAGTAGCAGGGGTTAATAAAAGAGTAAAAAATCAAGATTGGCAAGGAAAAACAAGAGCAAGAACACAAATTGAGGAATCTAAAGAGTTTGCTGCGCACAAAGCTAAAGACGGAACGGTTGATCCAGGTCAAGGTGTTACAACATCTACAGGACCAATAAGGCAATCAATAAAAAACCAAGATCAAATTGATTTAGGTACAGGACTTGGACAAGGTTCAGTATCAGGTGTATTGTCATCTGATGATGTTGGTAAATTAGCAAAAGAATCTGGACTTGAAGAAGACGTGTTTAAAAAGCATTTTGATGATTTAATTTCTGGATCAGAATATGTTGCTGAGAATGAGTTGTGGAAAGCACAAGGACGCACTCCTCAACAAATTCGTCAAACTTCTTTAAGACGAATGCAGGAAATGCTACAAAGTAGAGATTGGACTGAAATGAATGTAGAGGATTTCTGGGCTCCAATGTTTAACAGACAAGGAATTCCAGATCCGTGGAATACTCCAATTGATCCTAATACCATTGTTTGGACTCCAGATCATGTAGCAACTGCTGATGCAATTAATAATGCCTTATGGAAAAAACTTAGAGATCAAGCAATTTCTGCTAGAGAATTATTTAATATAACTGATATATTAGATAAAGATGGACCAATGCATGGTATTGCTGAAAAGTTAGTTGTCGGTTTAACGAATACCAAACGATATAGGTATATAGTTGGACGGCAAATGGAGAATTTGGGTGCTCCTATTTCTAAATCTGAAATGATGGATGCTACTTCTGCATTCCACAAAGAATCTAGAGATACGATTCAAATGATGATGGATGTATTAGAAAAAGAAACTGATACAGATTTATTAGAAGCAACAATAGAAGCTTTCTCAATGTCTAATAAGGTCAGAAATATAAATGATTTAGACGCATTTATGAGAGCTAAATTAAGAGGTGGTGAATTTAGAGGAAAAGTTAATATTGCTGCATGGGTAAAAGAGTTACAAGGTGTGATGGTGCATAGCATCCTCAGTGGACCTAAGACTGCAATTAGAGCAATTATGGGTACATCTACAGCATCTTTCTTAAGACCTGTCTCACAAGGATTAGGTTATGCAATGAAAGGTGATGGCGACGCAGTACGTGCTTCTATGGCAGCAACAAATGCTTATATTGAATCAGTACCAGAAGCTTTCAAACTATTTAAAAATAGATTACAAAGTTATTGGTCTGGTGATATATCAACAGTTAAAACTAGATTCTCTGAACGTACTAAAGGTGATGAGAATTGGGAGTTAATGAGAAGATGGTCTGAAGGTCCAACAGCAACAGATGGAGATAAAGCAGCATTCCGTGTTGCTAATATTGCTAGAGCTGCTAATGATAATAGCTTCTTAACTTATTCCACGAAGATCATGGCGGCAACTGATGATACTTTTAGGTATCTCATGGCTAGATCAAGAGCTCGTGAAAAAGCGATGAAAGAGGCGATGGAGAATCAAAAGGTTGGCGCTGTTACAGAAATAACTCCAGAATTACTCAAAGAGTATGAGAATAATTTCTTAAGTAAACTAATTGATGCAGATGGTAATGTAGATCTTAAATCAGATATATTCTTAGAGGCTGCTGCTAAGGAAGCAACTTTAACGACTGATCTGACTGGATTCTCTGCAGGTTTAGAGGAATTATTTAATAGAACACCATGGGCAAAACCTTTCTTCCTGTTTGCAAGAACTGGTATAAATGGTCTTGCTTTGACTGCTAAGAATACACCATTACTTAATTATGCATTGAAATCTCAAAGAGATATATTTGCAGCAAAAGAATGGACTTCTGATTTACTTAGGTATGGAATTGCAAATGCAGATGATTTGGCTAATGCTAAGGCGTTGGCAATGGGTCGGCAAGCAATTGGAGGTGGAGTAATCTTTATTGCAGGACAACACTTCATGAATGGTAATCTGACAGGTAATGGTCCTGCAGATGTATCTAAAAGACAATCATGGATTGATGCTGGATGGAAACCACGTAGTTTCCGTGTTGGAGATGTTTGGATATCTTATGAATCCATGGAACCATTTAACCAAGTATTAGCTTCTGTAGCTGATATTGGTGATAACATGAAGTTGATGGGACCAGAATGGGCTGAAATGAACTTTGCTAGAGCAGCATTTATCGTTGGTCAAAACGCTGGAACAAAAACATATATGTCTAGTGTCAGTCAATTGATAGATCTACTTAGTGGCAAACCTCATCAAATGCAGAAGATCTTAGGAGGAATAGCAAATAATACACTACCACTAGCTGGTTTAAGGAATGAAGTAGGTAAATTGTTAAATCCTGGTATGAGAGAACTGAACTCTCATATAGGCGATACAATTAGAAATCGTAATTTATTGTTTGAATATGGTCCTGGCAGGGATTTACCTAAGAAATACGATATGTTGAATGGACAACCAATTAAAGATTGGTGGTTCCCTCATCAATTATGGGAAGGTGTAATGCCTATATCCATTTCTTTATCACAAGGACCAGGCAGAACACTTCTATTTAATAGTAATTATGATTTAAGAATGTCCACCATGTCATCTCCTGATGGAACATCTTTAGCAGAACACCCAGAAGTTAGATCTAAATTCCAACAAGCAATAGGTTTACAAAATCTTGAAAAAGAATTAGATAAACTATCTAAGAGAAAAGATATACAAAACTCTGTTGCAACAATGGAATCTGATTTAAGAGCTGGTAAAAGGCACATAGATCCTATGAAAGCTTATACTCATAATCTTGTTATTAGACAACTCTTCACTAGAGCAAGAAATCGTGCTTGGGCATCATTAAGGAATGATCCTGATGTAAAACTATTAATACAAGAAAGAAGGGAAAAACAGGCAGAAGTATATCGAACTAAAAAAAGAACTAGTCGTTTAAGTTCAGATTATACTGATATATTGAAACTCCAACCTAAATAATTATGGCAGTACCAACAACATATGTCTTTAAGAATGGAGACAATACACAATCCACCTATCATTCTTATTCAACTATAGATAATGCTATAAATTTAGTAGCATCTGACTTACTTGTTAAAGTCCAAGAAAGTGGCGTTTGGGTCACAAAGACTGGAGAAAGTCATTATACAGTTGACAAACCGAATACAAGAATACAATTCACTGCTGATAATGTACCTGCAACTGGTACAAAGAATGTACGTATTGAACGTTATACAGACGTTAGTGCAGCAGAAGCTGTGTTTGCATCTGGTACAGCAATCAAAGCTGTTGATCTAAATAAGAACCAAGATCAGTTTAGACATTCTGCAGCTGAATTAACTAATACTAAAGTAGATGCACTGAATCCTTCTGTTCAAGGTGAACTTAAGTTTGAAGATGGTAATGGTAAATCTTTAACTATAACATCTAATGACAGTGGTGATTTAGCTGCTGATAGAACTATACATTTTCCTGATGCTGACGGTACAGTTGTTCTTAACACCATGGCTCATAATAAGCTATTGGTAGGAACAACTCAGACAGAAAATGGAAACGAAATCATGAGAAAAGCCACCGTTGTTGGTGACGTAACTCTTTCTCATGATAATAGTTCTAATGAAGCTACACTTAGTATTGGTGCTAATAAAGTAACCACAGCAAAGATATTAGATAATAATGTTACTACAGCAAAAATAGCTGATAATAATGTAACTGATGCTAAGATAGTAGGAATGGCATCCAGTAAACTTACTGGTGCTTTACCTGCAGTAGATGGTTCTAATCTAACTGGCCTTGTAGAATTATTAGATGAAGATAACTTTGCTTCTGATTCAGCAACTAAAGCTCCTTCACAGCAATCAGTTAAAGCATATATAGGTACAACTAACTATACTAAAACAGAAGCTGATTCTAGATTCTATAATTTAGGTAGTGTAGAAGAAATACAATCAGGTGAAACTTGGACGGCTGCTGATGATAAAGTTGCTACTACATCAGCTATTGATGCACGTATTGTCGATCTTGTTGATGATGTCGGTGGATTTGTACCTATAGCAAATGAGACTTCATTCCCAGATGCTAATCCTGATGTAAATAATGGAGCTGGTACATTAGTTAGTATTAAAGCTCTTGCTAGCAATCTAACTTCTAATGGAAGTGGAGTAGCAACAATATCTAATGGAAACGTTTCTAATAATGCAACCGTTACAATCAATGGTTTAGCGAATAGCACAACCTACGCAGCTACTATAGGTATGATTGTAGAGACTACTTCTACATTACATACTTATACCTTCCATAGACAAACACCAGATGCTACGTCTACAACGACTGTAGCTGGTAGTATCTCAAATGTAAATACAGTTGCGTCTAATATTTCCAATGTTAATACTGTTGCTTCTAATAATAGCAATGTAACAACTGTTGCTGGAAAGGCAACTGAAATAGGACGTTTAGGTACAACAGATGCTGTAGCAGATATGGCATTGCTTGGTACTACTGACTGTGTAGCGGACATGGCTATACTAGGTACATCAGATGTTGTTGCTGATTTAAACACTTTAGCAACAGCAGATATTGTTAGTGATTTAGATACTGTTGCAACAAATCTAACAGATGTCAGTAACTTTGCAGACTTATATCAAATAGCAACATCAGCACCTTCAAACGATGGAGGTGGTAATGCTTTAGCAGCTGGTGACTTATGGTTTGATTCTTCTTCTAATAAAGTATTGAAGGTATATGATGGTAGTGCATTTGCTGCTACATCACCCTCTCAATCGGTTCTGAACGACATTGCTAATGTATCAGGTCAGTTAACCTATAAAGAAGATTTAGGTGGCATTGCAGACGCTCTGACAACAGAGACAGGTAATAATATAAATACTGTTGCTACTAATATAAATACTATTAATAGTTTCTCTGACCAATACAGAGTTGCATCTAGCGCGCCATCTTCTAGTTTAACTGAAGGTGATCTATGGTATGACTCTACTGGTAATACACTTAAATACTATAATGGTAGTGCATGGGTTGTAACAGCAGCAGCTGGACTATCTGAAATAGTAGCAGATACATCACCTGAACTAGGTGGTAACTTAGATTGCAATAACAAAAACCTCACTGAAGTAGGTACTGTCAGTGGTGATAACTTACAAATTGACTTCGGAGCTATAGCTTAACATGGCAAAAAAATTACAATTAAGACGTGGTACAACCACGCAACATAATAGCTTTACCGGAGCAGAAGGTGAAGTTACAGTAGATACCACTAAAGATAGTCTTGTCGTACATGATGGGAGTACTCAAGGTGGTTTTCCAATTGCTAAATCATCTGATATAACAGGATTTGCATCTCTTACAGGTGCTACCTTTACAGGTGATATCCTTATAGATAATGCACAAGAACTGAGATTAGGTGAGGCCGATGGGTCTGGTACTAATTTCACTGGTATTAAAGCGCAGGCACAGTCTGGTGATATTACATTAACATTACCAGCTGTTGCTCCTACAGCTAATCAGGTACTAAAAGCTGATGGTAGTACACCAACTACCCTTACATGGGCAAGTGATGTAGCATTAACACTAGTAGATGAGGATGATTTCTCTAGTAATTCAGCTACTTCAGTACCTAGTCAACAGTCAACTAAAGCTTATATAGCATCTACTTCTCAACCACTTGATGCTGATCTAACAGCTCTTGCTGGTTGTCAGACAGGTTCTGCAGCAGCACTTGCTTTACTTACTTCAACAGAAGTAGCAGCATTAGATGGGTTTACTGGAGATAAAGACGATCTTATTTATGCCAAAGATTTAAAAGCAACAGGTGTAACTGCCACAGAATTTGATTACCTAGATGGAGTTACATCTGCTATTCAGACACAACTTAACGCTAAAGGCGTAGGTGATGCCGTACTAGCGACTGACCAAACTTGGACAGGTGCTCAACGTGGTACCATTACCGGTTTAACAGATGGTGCAACAATAGCTGTTGATTTTGATTCAAGTAATAACTTTAGTGTAACTCTTGCTGGTAATCGTACATTAGGACAACCGTCTAACCAAGTTGCTGGTCAGAGTGGTTCTGTGTTTATTACGCAGGATGGTACTGGCTCTAGAACTCTTGCATATCATGCTGATTGGGATTTTGCTGGTGGAACAGCTCCTACTCTTTCAACTACAGCAGCAGCAGTAGATAGAATAGATTATATTGTTGCTGCAGCTAATAAAATACATGCTGTAGCTACTTTAGATGTGAAATAATTATGGCAGTACTTAATAATACAGGCATCCGAGCGGGTGCCTCTGCTGCAGGTGGTGGTGGTGGAGATCTCACTATAGAAAAAAGTTTAATTTTTAGTCAATACGAAGACACGTATATGACTAGAACACCTAGTGGTGCAGGTAATAGAAAAACATTTACTTGGTCATTTTGGTACAAAAAATCTAGATCAACTTCCTGGACACATATTATAGGAGTTGATTCAAGTTCTGCTGAACGTCAGCATATAAGATGGTTAGATAAAGATCAAATAGAAGTTTATTTTATTAGTTCAAGTAATCAACAATTGGTACTTACACCTACCAGAAAATTTGAAGATGAGCATGCTTGGATGCATATGGTACTTGCTGTTGATACTAATCAAGCAACTGCGTCAGATCGTGCTAAATTTTATATAAATGGTGTACAAGAAACAGTTTTCGGACAAGCAACTTATCCATCTCGTTATGATGATACTCAGGTAAATAATACAATTCAACATATTATTGGTAAGAGAGGTTATGATGGTAATAGTAAACTAAACGCAAAGCTTGCAGAGGTACATCAGATAGATGGATTAGCGTTAGAACCTACTAGTTTTGGGAAATTCGATGCTACTACTGGTGTATGGGTTCCTATAGAATATACAGGAGGTCATGGTACAAATGGTTACCATCTAGATTTTAAAGATGATTCTACAATAACTGCTCTTGGATATGATGTTAGTGGTAATAATAATCATTTTACTCCTTATAATTTCCAAGTACCTAATGCTAATGCCCCTACGGCTAGTGGAGGTGGTAATGGATCTGATGGCATCCAGAATGGTTGGTGTTCTGGTGGTAACTTTAGTAACAATGATGCTAATAATACAGGTGCATATTATACAGGTGATCTAGAATTCATTGGATTAGAAGCTGACTCAGGAGATACATTTGGAATGTTTGGTGGTACTACTGATAGCTCCTCTGATACAATAACTATTTCAAAGAAAATAAATGATGCTGGAAATTGGATTGATATTGGTAGTTTTACATTAGGTTCCGATATTAACTCGTATTGGCCAGATGCTGTCGATGGTGGATTACACGAAGGAACATTAAGTGCAGGATTTACTGCTAATGATAGAGTTAAAATGCATGGAGGTAATAATTTCCTTGGTATATTAAGAGTAACTAAAAATGGTGCAAAAGTAGGACCACTTAGAAATAATGTTGAAAGGTCTGCTACAAACGATACACCAACAAACTCTGAACCAGAGGGTGGTGATACTTGTTTAGGAGGTGAGTTGACTGGTAATTTCTGTCAATGGACATATACATATACAGATAAGGTATCATTTACTGGGCAGGATTTAACAAAAGCTGGTTCAGTAGTAATAGGTAATACTGGATCCAATAACCAAAGTTCTCTCTGTGGTAATATGGGTGTAACTAGTGGAAAATGGTATTGTGAATATTGGATAAAAAATCATAATCTAAAAAACCTGAACGCGACTGGTCAGAGTATTATACAAGTAGGGCCAATGTATATTGATAATATGCCATGGTACGATGGTCTTTATAGTTCTTCTACAGACAAAGGTGCCGTCAGTGGAGATCCTCTACCTGGTTCAGTTACTGCAACTTATGGATCTTGTGGTTGGCGTATGAATGGTAATGCCGCTATAGGAAATTGGCCTGGTAGTGCATGGACTGCAGCTAGTACACCTACTTTTACTGGTGGCGATATTATTGGTATGGCATTAGATATGGATAATGGAGCAGTCTATTTCCGTAAAAATGGTACATGGCTAGCATCTGCTGATCCTACAAGTGGAGCATCAAAAACAGGAGCTATGCATACATGGACACCTCATCCACATGTACCTCTTACACCAGCGGTATACTGCCAAAATCTAGATGAAATTTATCTAAATACAGGCGCAGTACCGTTTGCGAATCAAGGTCCATCTGGTTATAAAACTTGGTGTTCTCAAAATTTACCTGATTTTTCTTCAGGCGGTACTTTGAATCAACCTAATAAATTCTTTAATATAACTCAACATTCAGGTACTGGTGGTACTTCATCTATAGACGTTGGTTTTGAACCAGGAATGGGTATATGGTGGGCAGAAAATGTGGTTTCAACTAAATATCTCTTCGATCAAATTCGTGGAGATGGACACGCATTTAAAACAAATAATACGGATGCTAGTGTTTCTACTAGCAAACAATCATTTGAAACAAATGGTATAGAAGTCGTTGATGATGGAACATATGAATTAAATAAAACTGGTCAAAATTATAGAGGATACTTCTGGAATTTATCATCAAGTACGCCAAGTACTGCTGGTGCTCTAAATGCGACTGACTCTTGGTTTAATGATACAACTGGAATGGAAATATTAAAAAGAACTGGTGATGGAAATACTAGAACTATAGGACATCAACTAGGTGCAGAGCCTACTTTTATATGGGATAAGAAAAATGCTTCTGGAACCAATGACCATTGGTATGTATATAATAAATACTATGGTGGTGGTAAACATGGTAGATTGGATCGGACTGACAAGTTTAAAGACACGGAAAATACAAATCAACCATGGGCAGATACAGATGCTACATCAACAGTATTTACTGTAGGAGGGAATCAAAATCTAAATGGAAGTACTTATCATACTGTTCTATTTACAGAAAAACCTGGATTTAGTAGATTTGGCGTACTAAGAGGTAAAGAAGATGTTAATCCGCTCAACTACGCTTACACTGGATTTCGTCCAGCTTTTGTAATGATATTCAATGCATCAGGTGGTGCTTCTGGATATGATGATTCCACTAGAGAGCATAAACAATGGTATATGTGGGATATAAAAGACAATCCAGTAAGAAATTGGCGCTCAACACTTGGCCATATGAATAATACATATGCTCAAACGTATGACATTTACCACTCTATAGTTATGAACTCTAATGGGTTTGCGTTTGCTACAGTCAATGCACAGCTTAATCAAAATAATGAAAAACATGTATGGGCAGCTTTCGCGGAGCATCCTTGGAAAATTGCTAGAGCAGCTTAACTAACTAATTAAAAAAACAAACATTATGGGTTATAAATTAAACGGAAAGGGGTTACCATTAGATGCTCCTTTCACTGATTCAGAGGGTACTAAATACCCTGCTAATTGGTTGAGACTTGCTAGTGATTCAGATAAAGCAGCTGTCCCAACTGGTGGTATTACTTATGAAACAATTGTAGAAGTATCATTCGATCCTAGATACTATAGAGACAAAGATACAGCAAGGCCTTTAGCTGATGTAAAAAGAGAACAAATTGCAGATCAAAAAAGACTTGCTGGTACCTTTCTAAAAGATTCAGATTGGTTGGCAATTAGAGCTGCTGAAGGAGGTACTGATGTGCCTACTGCTTGGGCCACTTATCGCGCAGGTGTTCGTACTAAATCTAAAGAACGTGAAGATCTTATTACAGCTTGTAGTGATGTACCTGCAGTAAGATTACTTGTATCCAAACCAGAAGGAACATCAGGTGCTCTTCCTGTATGGCCAACCAAACCTTAGGACCGTCAATAAACCTTCCACCTCAAATGCTACCAAATATACCGCCTTTACCGCGTCCTAACTTGGATTCACCGAAGGCGATATTACCTACATTTAAACCTATGTTAGTACCGTCAGGTGCTTTAAGGGGTCCAACTGGTAAAGAAGAGGATGAAGAAGATAACGAACCTGCACCTGCAGAAGTACAAAGGGTTAATGTACCCTTTACTGATATTACAATACCTGTACCACAGGAAGAGATAATGGTAACAGCAGCTACTACAGCATTTATTTCTGTAGCTGCTACCCTAACTGCTACAAGTTTATTTAAACATTGTGTGAAGGTCTTTAAACCTATTATCATGCAACTAGCTAAACGAATCCAAAAGAAACTGAATGGAAACACCACAAAAGAAGAACCTTCTGGATAAACTGAAAGATGGTATAGATGATAAGGAGGAACAGATACAAGTACTAGGAACCTTCGTAAGACTTGGAGTAGTCGTATGGGCAGGGTTTATAATAACCCTCAATTACGTAGAACTACCCATGATTAAGAAAGGTTCTAGTGGAGATATCACGTTCGTGGCTAGTGTCTTTACAGGCGCTTTAGCGACTTTTGGCTTGAACACAAGCAACTCTAAAGGCAAGGGTAATAATACTCCTGTCAATTGTCCTATGGTTAAGAAACGAGAAGAATGAAACGATGGTTAATTCTCTTAGCACTGCTATCCCCCTCCGTGGCAAGAGCAAACACAGTAACACCAGCCTTTACACAGGGCTCAATGAATGCCACCACCACTACAGTTCAGACTGTCGTAGAGACGGTCGAACAAAAAGTCTATGGCGGAGAGCTACAGAGTTGGTCAGGTACCAACATAACAGCTACCTCAGCAAGTTCTGGAGGTATAGCCGATTCAGATGCAGTATTCTCAATAACTACAGCTGGAGAAGACTTTCAACTAGAGATAGTAGACAGACCAGCGAACGCAACCTCTGGTTTAGTTCTGTTGGAAACAATCGACATAGATCGAGCAATCACAACAAACGCTACCACTACCTCCTTATCGGTCTTCTCGCAGTAGGTACGCCTGCTTATGCTGAAGGAGATGAAACCTACAATACTGCGGCACCAGAGTCGACTGCAACTGGCAATGTGACCAACCAAGCAGTGCAATTCCAAAACAATGGTGCCCCTTCAAGGCAACAATTAGGAGGTTATAATGGTAGAGCTATTGCTTGCAATGGTCCTACTATGACCTTCTCACCATTTTGGATGGCTAGTGAGAACAAACCATATGATCCTGAGAGTTATTCGAGAGGCTGGAACTACGGCGCTCAATTAAACTTCATGGTTCCTATGGATTACTCTACTGTAGAGCAATGTAAAATTCTAGCTAAACGTCAAAATGAAAAGATGAGGGTAGACTATGAGCTAGTACGTTCATTAAAATGTGCTGAACTAATGAAGAAAGGTTTTACCTTTAGACCTGGTTCACGCGTTGAACATATGTGCAGTGATATAGTCCCTATTGTCTCATTAATTAAACCTAAACCAACAGAAATCAAATGAGTACATTATCTAAAGCTAGAGGTGAAGCACAAGGATTTAAAATGTATAGTCCTGAACTAAAATCCTCTTTCGTTAAATCACAAGAAGCAGCCGCAGCAAAAGCAAAAGCTGATGCCGAAGCAGCTAAAAAAGAGTAAACTACTAAACCACTTAAATTAAATGACAATGCTACTAATTAAGCCCATTCTATTCCAATTCCTTAGTTCTACTTCAGTTAAAAAACTAGTTGTTCAACTATTAGAAGCTTATGCAAAGACTACCGACAACACCATCGATGATGCCGCAGTAGCGCTTGTAAGAAAGAACTTATTCCCAGGGGAACCTGAATAAACCTATGGCTTTTAAATACACTGAAGACGATTACAAAAAAGATCAAAATTTAATTGCTCATGCAAACACAGATGGAACTGCACATAGTGGCGGTCCTGAACATGATTTCATGCATGGTAGAAGAGGTACTAATACTTGGCCTGATGGTCGAAGACAAGTGCCTATAGAACAACTTAAAAAGCAAAATAATGAACTTAGAAAAGAACTAGGTTACACTAAAGAACAGTGGATAAAAGAGTTTGGTAATACTGGAGGTAATCAGATTTCTAAAAAGAAAACTAAAAAAACTAAAATAGCATAATGAACAAAGCCACTGAAGAACAATTTAATGAATTACATAGCCTTGTCACAGAAGAATTTCTTAAACGTGTTCGCAGTGGCACTGCTACAACACAAGACTTGAAAGCAGCTTGTGACTGGTTAAAAACAAATGACGTAAGTGGTATTGCTTATGAAGGCAGTCCACTTGAAAAACTAACTTCACTTATGCCTACAATAGATCCAGAACTTGTACAGACGAGGTTATATGGGAAAAGGTAAAGGTGCTAAGTATGCTAATGGTAATTACAAGAAACAACAAAAAGCATACAACGATACTAAAAAAGGTAGATCTCTTATAGTCAATGCTAATAAATTAAGAAGGCAACTTCAGAAATTATTAGGACTTACAAAGAATCCTGCTGGTAAGGATGCTGCCCATTATAAAGGTAGTAAAACTAAAGGTCGATTTCAATCCAGTAAGGTAAATCGCCGCAGTCGTCTTAAAATCAACAAGAAAAAGTAATTATGGCTAAACAAAAGCGCTATGAATCCGTAGACGTTGTAGACCAAAGATCTGGGCTTACTATTCGTAAATTCAGGGATACAAAAACAGGTAAAATATATAATCAACGTCCTATTTTTGATCCAACTAGACCTCTACAAAGAAGTAGACTTAGTCTAGGTATAACTGAAGAAATGAGGAGATCTCAAGCAAAAGGATGGTCTAAAGCAAGAGAGAATGCTCAGCCAGTATATAATACTAATATAGGAGTAGGACCAGATTTAAAAGAACAAATAAAAGGCGTTGTTAGTAGAGCACCGAAGACCGAAGATCAAATTAAAGAGGAGCAACTAATAAATGTTATTAATACACCACAACCTTATATAGATCCTAGACAGGATGAAGATGATAGAAAAGAAGAAGAGTTAGCAAATATGTTGAAAATAAACTGGAAAGATCCTAAAGTAGTTGAAGAGCAATTACAAATAGCAGATAAAGGTAGAGAAGAGATTAAGAAAGAATCAGAAAAAGATGGGAAGAGTAAAGTAAAAGATGGTAAGAAACCAACAGCAACAGGTTGGTCTAATGTATTTACAATTGACCCTGCTACAGGAGAACCAGTTGGTGTAATGACTCGCGCACAAAGACGTAAATTTGAACAAGCGAATTCTAATAATCCAGATATTAAAACATCATTCCCAGGATGGAAACCTGGTCATCCAAGAAAAGGTGTTCCAACAGGCGACACATGGTCTTAAATTATGGGAAAGCAAGTAGCAAAAACAATTATCGATATAGCAGGTAATTGGAAATGGTTGTTTGGAGAATCATCAGTAAAACAAGGTGATGTTATACAAAGCACTCTTCAGAAACATGGTGTTGATTTAAAAAAAGCAGATTTTGATGATGTGGTTCTATCTGCTTCTACCTTTAAAGCATTTAATAAACATACAGGTGTAAAAAACTTCAGTAAACTAAAGTTTGAACAAAAAGTAGCTGCAATAGATACTTTACTACAGAAAAGAAATGTTATATCTGATATCACTGAAGATATGGCAAAGACTCCAAAAGTCTATGATGTAGATAGACCTGGTATAAGAAGTAAACCTCACGGAATGAGACTTTCAAGCAGATTAGAAGCAGAAGAGTTTTATAATTTAGATGAAGCATCTGCTAGTTTACTTGGTTATACATTTAACAATTCAGGTGGCACCAAAGATCCAAAATGGAGATTAGTTAAAAAAGATAATAGAGCAAAACAAGCTGAAGTAAGAAAACAACGACTTGAAAGGACTACTGAAGGAGGTACCAAGGGAGCACTATATAAAAGAGGCGAAGAAAAAATAAAAGCAATCAATGCTAAAGATATGGAGGCTCATCATATAATACCAACAGATGTTTCTGATAAAATTCAAAAAAGCATGTCTCCAGAAGAATGGACACAAAGAGTAATAGATGATAAAAAAAGAGGTATATATCATGGTAATGATCCTAAAAATTTAGTAGCTGCACGACATTCAGAGAAACTACCTAACACTACTGCAGGTAAAAAAAGTCAAGTATGGCATAGAGAAGGTGATCCAGACTTACCAGGATACCATACTTTAGAAGCACAGATTAAAAAACAAAATAAAGGTGTCAAACGTTTAACAAGTTATTCAGAGTATAGAGACTTAATGTCTCAACAGTTAAAAATGGCTAGGCAACCAAAGTACCGTCAACAATTGAGGATTAAACAGTAATGGGAAACTCTAAAAAACCAAAGAAAATCAAACTCGATATGTCAGCAATGAAATTAAAACTTATCGAAAAAACTGTTAAAAACCCTTACTGGGGAACAGGTATAAGCGGTGGTGTGAATATCAGTGACAAAGACTAATATACTAACTGCTTTAAAGGAAGACTTTAAACTATTCTTACAAGCACTTTGGAAACAACTTGACTTACCACATCCAACACGAGCACAGTACTCAATTGCTGACTACTTACAGCATGGTCCGAAACGTCTCCAGATCCAAGCCTTCCGTGGTGTTGGTAAATCATGGATTACTGGAGCGTTTGTTTTATGGACTCTTTTTAAAGATCCCGAACGAAAGATAATGATTATCTCTGCCTCTAAAGAGAGAGCAGACAACATGTCCATTTTCTTACAAAAACTTATCATTGAAACCCCATGGCTCAATCATCTGCAACCGAAATCAGACGACTCTCGCTGGAGTCGCATCAGCTTCGACGTAAACTGTTCACCTCACCAAGCCCCAAGCGT